CACCCATCGGCCACTTATGGCGAGTTCAAACGCGAGATCCTCAACGAAATCGCCCGCTGTCTGAACATGCCGTTCAACGTCGCGGCCGCCAATTCCTCGGGATACAACTACGCATCCGGACGCCTCGATCATCAGACGTACTTCAAGGCGATCCGCGTCGATCAGGCGCACCTGGAGTGCTGCGTCCTGAACCGCATTCTGGCGGCGTGGCTTGATGAAGCCTCGCTGGTGCCCGGCCTGCTGCCCGATGGACTGGGCCCCTACGCCGACTGGTCCAGCCAGTTCTTTTTTGATGGCCATGAGCACGTCGACCCGGCCAAAGAGGCGCGTGCTCAGGCCATCCGGCTGGACAGCCACACGACCACACTGGCCGACGAATACGCACGCCGCGGCCAGGACTGGGAAACCCAGCTGCAGCAGCGGGCTGCCGAGCTGCACCGTATGCGCGATCTGGGCCTGATGGCCGATGACCCGACTCCGAAAGGCAATGCTTCCGATGTCACAGACGACCACACAACCCCACAGCCTGCCGCTGCCTGACGGCCGCCGACTGAAACTCACCTGCAGCGATCTGGAGATCGAAGCAGTCGGTACGGACAGTGCGCCGCAGCAGCGCCGCTTCAGCATGGTGGCCTACACGGGCGGACCAATGCGGCTGGCCGGCTGGCGTTATCCGGTGGTCGTGGACCTGAATGGCCTGAATGTGGGCCGTCAGCAGCGACCGATCCTGCTGGACCACACCCGCGACGTGGACTTCGTGATGGGCCAGACCGACCGCATTGCCGTGCAGGACCATCAGCTGCTGGTGACCGGAGAAGTGCTGGGCGACTCGGAGAAAGCGAGGCAGGTGATTGCTCTCAATGATCGGGGCTTCGCCTGGCAGGCGTCGATCGGCGCCCGCGCGGAAGAAGTCGAATTCGTGGCGGCCGACAAGACCGCCGAAGTCAACGGGCAGGAAGTCCGCGGTCCGGTCAACGTGGCCCGCCGGGCGTCTCTGGGTGAAGTCAGCTTCGTGGTGCTGGGAGCCGACGACAACACGACGGCCCACATCGCAGCGGCCGCCGCCGAGCAGATGACCGGCATCGATCAGGCGTTCGCCGAATGGGCGGCCGGACAGGGGTTTAACGTGAACGAACTGAGTGATCAGCAAATCCACAGCCTGCAGGCACTGGCGCCGGCGGAGGACGCCGATGGGTCGAGCGACACCGAACCGGAGAGCACGGCAGATCCGGTGGCCGATCTGCGGGCCGAACTGGCGGCGGAAGCCAAACGGGTGAACCGCATTCGCCGGATCTGCGGCACCGACCATGGTGCGATGGAAGCCCGAGCCATCGAAGAAGGCTGGGACGAAACCCGCACCGAACTGGAAGTCCTGCGGGCCACCCGTCCGCGGACACCCGCCATTCACACGGATGATTCGGCCATGCCCAGCACCGAAAGCATCGAAGCGGCCCTGTGTCTGTCGGCCGGGTTTATCTCCGAAGACGCGTGCGGCCGCATGTTCGGGGACCGCGCCATGGAGGCAGCCCTCGGCAAAGACCTGCGGGGCATCGGCCTGCATTACCTGATGCATCAGGTGATCCGTGCGGCCGGAAAAAGCGTCAAGCCGGGACGGGTCGACAACGACTTCATCCGAGCCGCCATGGAGGCCGACCGCGCGATTCGGGCGGCCGGCGGATTCTCCACGATCAGTCTGTCCGGCATTCTGTCGAACGTGGCCAACAAGACGATGCTGGCGTCGTTCGAGGCGGTCGACAACGTGCTGGGCCTGATCGCCGCCCAGGCGGATGCCAACGATTTCAAGCAGGTGACCAGCTATCGGCTCACCGGTGCCGGTGAGTTCGAGAAGGTGGGACCGGACGGTGAGATCAAGCACGCAGCGCTCAGCGAGGAAACGTTCCGCAATCAGGTGGAGACCTACGGTACGCTGCTGTCGCTGTCACGGCAGATGATGATCAATGACGATCTGGGCGCCTTTCTGAAGCTGCCGCGGATTATTGGGCGTCAGTCGGCCATCAAACTGCAGAAAGTGGGCTTCAGCCTGCTGCTGGCCAACGCCGGCCCATTCTTCAGTTCCGGCAACAGCAACTACTTCGAAGGGGCAGACACCAATCTGCAGATCACGTCGCTGACCACGGCCGAACAAATGTTCTTCGACCAGAAGGACGAGAACGGCGACCCGATCTCGATCACGCCCGGCGTTCTGCTGGTGCCCACGTCTCTGAAGACAGTGGCCGACCAGTTGCACAACGATGTGACGGTCAACGAGACGACTACAACCAACAAACCGAAGCCCAATCGTAATCCGCACGCCGGCAAGTTCCGGCCGGTGGCCACGCCGTGGCTGAATGCCCAGTCGCTGTCCGGCAGCAGCGACACCGCGTGGTATCTGCTGGCCAATCCGGCCGATGCGGCGGTGATCGAGATCATTTACCTGCGGGGACGACGCACGCCCTACATCGAGAGTGAAGAGACGGCGTTCAACACGCTGGGGATGCAGTGGCGCGGGTATTTCGACTTCGGGGTCGCCCTGCAGGAGAAACGGGCGGGCGTGAAATCCAAAGGCGCCGCGTGACGGTGACCGCTTTTTTGTCTGTGTGAGGAACCGACAACCATGACAACAACGTATCGCCACGAAGGCGCGGCCATCGACTACACACCCACCGCGGACGTCGCGGCCGGAGACGTGATCGTGCAGAACGACCTGATCGGCGTGGCCCGGATTGACATTCAGGCCGCTCAGCTGGGCGCTCTGGCTGTGGAAGGCGTGTTCGACTTTCCCAAAGCCAGCGGAGCCAGCACGGCCATCGACGCCGGTGCCACCGTGTACTGGGACGTGGCCGACAGCGAGGCCAAAGAAGATTCGGAGTCCGGGGCCAACAAGCTGCTGGGCAAGGCCGTGGCTGCGGCGACCGACGATGACACGACCGTTCGAGTGCGGCTCAGTCAGTAAGCAGGACCCCAATGGACGTACTGGAAACCGCCTCCAACTGGCTGGAAGACCAACGAACCGAACATGCGTCGCGCACCGTCACGTACGAGCGCGGTGCGGACTCGGTCGAGGTGTCGGCTTCGATCGGCCGCACGATCTTCGATGTGGGCAACGGATTCGGCTTGGTGGAACGCACCGAGTCCCGTGACTATCTGGTGCTCACGGACGATCTCGTGCTCGGCGGAGGCGGGACACTCCCCGAGCGCGGCGATCGTGTGCGCGAAACGCAGGGGACAGCAGTCTTCGTTTACGAGGTCATGGCACCCGGCAAAGAACCGCACTGGCGTTACAGCGATCCGTACCGCAAGACCCTGCGAATCCACACGAAACACGTGGCCACGGAGGGCAACTGATGTCTGTCATCACTGACATCGCCGATGCGGTCGCGGCGGAGATCAACGCCGGTTCATTCAGTCAGCCAGTCACTGCCACGCGCGAATACCTGCCGGCCTTTGAATTGGCCGATATGCAGCAACTTCGCGTCACAGTCGTGCCCAAATCGGTGACGACATTGCCGGGTGGTCGAGCGCACAACCAGCACGATTACGGCATCGACGTGGCCGTGCAAAAGAAGCTGGACGCCACTGACAACTCCGAGATCGATGAACTGATGACGCTGGTCGAGGAGATCGGAGAAGTCTTTCGCTTCAAACGGCTGGACAGTTATCCGAACGCCATGTGGCTGAAGACCGAGAACCAGCCAGTTTATGCGCAGGAGCATCTGCAGGAACTGCGGCAGTTTACCAGCATCCTGACCTTCACGTTCCGACTGATGAGGTGACGTGATGATCGGCATGAAACTCAACCAGACGAAAGGCCTGTTTTTCGACCGACCGGCGGTGATGAACGCGATGGACCGTGCCACACGCCGCGTGCTCTCGCGGTTCGGAGCCTTTGTGCGACGGGGCGCGCGATCCAGCATCCGCAAACGGCGGGTGATCTCGCAGCCGGGATCACCACCGTCCAGTCATACGGGGCTGCTGAAGCGCAACATCTTCTTCGTATACGAACCCCAGCGAGCCAATGTGCTGATTGGTCCCATCCTGTTGAACAGCGCATCGGATGCTCCCGCACTGCTGGAGCATGGTGGCAGTGTGATGCGACGTCACAGGGGTAAACAAGTGCGGATGACGTATCGACCGCGTCCGTTTATGGGACCAGCGTTCGAACGGGAGCGCCCGAAGCTGCCGGCAATGTGGAAGGACTCGGTGAAGTGACAGACACAGGGATCACACACAGCAGCCACACGAATGACAAACACCATGCCGACGGCAATGGCTACATCGTCGTTCCCAAATGGTTTGTGTCCTTTATCAGCTTCCTCACGTCGGTGGTGTTTGTCGG